TGATGCAGGCAGGGTATGGAGCGAGGAGGCGTAGCTGGTAACCCTACAGGGGGTTACCAAGCCACGTTGTGGTGCGGAGCGTCCTGGCGGGTGCTGCGGCGCAGGTCGCTGTCCGGGCGCGGGCCGAAGTAGGCGGTGAACTTCGCTTCAGCGTCGGCGGCCTTCTCGACGTTCAGCGTTTCGGCGTCAGGCTGGCTCAGGCCGCGGTACAGGGCCCAGAACACCAGATAGCGGTGGTGGGCGCGGTGGATCTCCGGCTCGTCGCGGCCGCTGGCCAGGCCGCGCATGGGCAGGCGGAAACCCTCCAGCGCCAGGGTGGCGTCGGTGGCGGGCCGGGGCACCAGGCGCAGGTTGACGTCGTCGCGCACCACGTAGTCGACGCGGCCGGTGCGATCGCGCCAGTCGGGCATGCGGCGGTCCAGTTCCTCGGTGGAGGTCAGCGTCAGCGGCCGGCGACGCCTGCAACCGTGCTCGACGATGCCGACGAAGTCGGGCTCCACCAGGTCGGAGTGCATGCGGTAGGTGGCCACTCCGGCGCTGACAGCGATCTCGCACAGCGCCGGGCTCTCCGACTCGTGCAGCAGGCGGCCGCGAATGGCCGCCTCCTCTTCCGCCTGGGCAAGCCAGCGCTCGATGTCCTTGTCGCTGAAGAAATAATCGCTGACCGTGTCCCTGGTGATGGACCGGAACTCAGCGATTAGCTCCGCCAGCTTCATACGACACCGAACTGGTCGACCAGCTGCAGCACTTGGGCCCGCAGATCATCGATGGCGCCGCGCTTGTCCAGCTTCTGCTTGAAGTTGGTCAGCGCGAAGTGGGCCAGCGCTTCCTTGCTGGTCATGTGCGTCACCTGGTCACGCACGTCCTGCAGGTTGGAGTGCTCTTCGTGCTTCTCCTGCTGGGCCTTGGCGGCCTGGGCGAGGATGTCGGCGGTGTCGTCGGCCTGCGCCTGCTCCTCGGCCGGGGGCGCCGCGGGGATCGAGCCCTCCGCGAACTGGTCGGGGTGGCGCAGGAACTTGCGGGCGATGTCCGGCGGCAGCACTCGCACCTGGCCCTGGACGAAGGTCAGGGCGGTGCCGTAGACGCGGTCGGTGAAGTCCGGGCGGCGACCGACATACGCCACGGCGATATGGCCTTGGGGCACATCCTGCAGCGTCACGACCGGCGCACTGGGCGCGGCCGGCATGTTCTTGATGAACTCCTGCACCGCCTCTTCGGCGTCGGGCAGGCCCTTCAGCGCGTGCACCACGCCGCGGAACAGGTAGTCCTTCGACTTCTGCTCGGGCGGCAGCTCCTCGTAGGGGCGGCAGCACGGGTGCAGCTTCTTCTCGGCATCCTTGACCTCGCCATAGGCCCAGCCGTCGGCGAGCTTCTGCTCGAGCCAGGACGCATGCGACTGCTCCGGGGTGGCGTCAGGGTTCGCCAGGTGCATGTCCACGCCGGCGAGCGCGCTCTGCTGTTGCCACTCCGGCGCATCGGCCCAGGCCGGCTGGCTGTCGTCACCCAGCGAGGCGCAGTAGGCCCGGTTGATCTCGTGCGCAGCCTGGGCGATCAGTTCTCGTTTCATGCTCGGGTTCCTGTAGAAGGAAACGAGGGCCCGAAGGCCCTCTCAGTTCCGCTTAGCGCGGGCCGGTCAGTTCGCCGGTGATCACGATGTCGACCTTGCCGGCCTCGGCGATTGCCGCACCAGCGATGGTCAGGACCAGGCGTGCCGGCTTCGGCAGGGTGACCAAGGCCTTGCTCGAGGAGTTGCGCAGGCGCGCCGTGGCGGACAGGACGATGCCGGCACCGAAGTACGCGGCGTCCTGGGGAACCTCCGCGCTATCCACGCCATCCTCGTACGCAAAGCCGAGGGATCCGGTGGCAGAAGCGGTCAGCGCGTCGGAGATGACGGCCAGGCTGTCGATCAGGCGAATGCCCTCGGGCAGCGGGCCCAGGTCCACGACGTCACCGATTGCCAGGGCGGCACCGGAGTTGGAGTTGACGACCGCGCCACTGGCGTTGGTCTGCAGTTGGAAATGCAGCACCGTGGTGTTGCCGTACGCGCCGGCCGCGCCGCCGAAGCTGCGCTTGCCGAACTGGTTGACGATCACTTTGGCCATGATGGGCTCTCCGTTCAGTCCTTGGGGTTACGAGAGGCGGGCCGGCGAACCGGCCCAGCCCATCAGTTGCGCGCGCCGATGATCGGCACCGCGGTGTCGAACACAGTGGCGCCGTAGTCGGTGAACTGGACGCCATTGCCATGATCGATCGCGAAGCGGATCTTGCTGACGCCACGGATCATGCCGAGCAGGACCTCGATCTTGTCGCCGTGGTCCAGCTCTTTCTCCGACCAGAAGAACGGGATCTTGGCCTTGTCGCTGGCGGCGAACGCTTCGGCAATCGCCTGGCCGCCGAGCAGGATCGCGCGGTCCACCGCGAAGGTGGTGCCAAACGAGGACGGAACCACGCAGGACGACTCGGCCTCGCTGTCGTAGGCGCCGCAGTACTTGATGGTGTCGCCGGCGTAGAAGCGGATCGGCTTCGGCATCTTGATGATCAGGATGCCGTTCCACAGACCGGCCTCACCCAGGAACAGCGGGTGCTGGCCGGCCTGCGCGGCACGGGCCATGGCGCTCGCCTGCAGTTGGCGGAAGCTCGGATCGGTGGCGAAGGAGGAGTACTGCGCCGGGGACACCAACAGCACACGCAACGGCGAGTCGGTCGCGGCCTTGTCGCCGTCGAAGATCACCGGCGGGGGCGGCAGCGCGATCTGCTCCATGTAGGTGCGGATGCCGTCGACGGTGTCCATCTTCAGCAGGTCGGTGGTGGCCAGGTCGATCTCGCCGGCGTTCACGGCGAAAGGCTTCACGCCGTTGGCGCCGTCGGAGATGAAGTGCCTGTTCTTGGTCGGTGCCTTGATCGGGTTGACCAGGATTTCGGCGAACTTCGGGTGGGAGTCGATCGGTACGCGCCACTCGATGTTGTCGTGGAAGCCGCGGGCACCAGCCATGTGCACCAGCAGCGACTGGTCGACGTAGGCATCGGCCTGCCCCTGGGCCACCGGGCGCGCCAGGCGGCGGAAGTCCGCCGGCGACCGGATGCCGGTCATGGTGTTGCCGGCGTCCACCGGCCAGCGCGCCTGGTTCACGCGCAGGCGGTCTTCCGAAAGGTTCATGCCGACGCCACGGCCTTCGGCGTAGGCGCTGCCCATGATCGGGTAGCCGCCAACGGGGTTCAGCAGGTGGAAGGTCACCTCATCGCCGCGGCCCTTGCTGAGGTCCTGGCACTTGACGATGGGCATGTGCTGGGTGGTCTGCTTGCGCAGGGTGGCTTCAGCGCCGGCGGTGCCGGCCGGCATCGAGCCGGTCAGGCGCGCCATGGTGGTGTTGCGCTGGGTATGGGTGGCGAACAGTCCGACGGCCTGCTGGACCATCGCCTTCGGATCGCCGTACTGCATGTTCGTCTTGTCGGCCACGATTGATCTCCTTGATCAGCGGGACGGAACCGTCACAGGTTCCTGTTCAGAAATGCCTCGATCTGCTGGGGCGACATGTTCTGCATGCGCTCCGTCATCGCGATCGGGTCCATGGCAGCGATCGCCTCGTCGCCAGTCAGCGGCGCACCGGCACCGCCCGGAATGTCCGAGAGGCTGGCCGGGACCTGCGGCTTGGCTTTGGCGACAGCTGCTTCAGCGGCCGCTTGCACGTCCTTGGTGCTGGCGGCCTGGGCAGGCTGAGGGGGTTGAGTTGCGGCCTTGAAGGAATCGAGAAGCTCGACGATTTCGGCAGACGAGCCCTTCTCGAGGACGGCGTTGTAGCCCGCCTGCGCGAAGGTCGGCTGCTGGGCGATCCAGTCCGAGAGATCCTTGCTCTCGACGACAGACTCCCAGTCGGGATGCTTCTCGGAAATAGCCCGGAAATGCGCGTCCTGCGCGTCGCTCTCGTGCTTCTGCTGGATAGGTGTCACCGCTTTCGCGAGCTTCGCCTCCACCAGCCTCTCCACGAGCGCCGGCACGTCCTTGCCGATCAGGGCGCGTACGCCCTTTGCCAGGTCCTGCTCGGAGAAGTCGCCGAACAGCTCGGGATCGACACCAGCGTCGATAGCTGCTTGGGCAGCTGCGGCGTTGGCATCGGTTGCGGTCGGCGCCATCCCGGCGTCAGCCCGCTGCTGGGCCTGCGCCTTCAGCGCGTCCAGCTCCTGCTGTGCGGCCTGCAGCTTGCCCAGCACTTCCTGTGCTTCGGCCTTCGCTGCCTTCTCGCTTTCACGCGCATCGACCAGCTTCTGGTAGTCGATGATGTGCCTGCCGTCCCTGGCCAGGATCGCGGCGTTTTCCGGGGTAAGCTCGCCTTCCTGCGGGCTCGGGGCGGCCTGTCCTTGGGCCTGCGGTTCTTCCTGGGCCGGGGTGGCCTGCTCGCCAGTGGTCGAGGTCTGCGCGTCGGATGCAGGGGCAGCGGCGGGCGCGCTGCCAGGTTCCGGGCTCGCCACTGGGGCGGCGCCGGTATCGCCCTGAAGGCTCAGCTCCAAGAGCTGGGCCGCCTGCTCCGCGGTCATCTGACCATCGGGAGCGTGCAACTCGATGAACTCTGCCTGGGTAGTACTCATACCTTGATGTCCCGCCACATATCGCCGTGGCCGCTGGGGAACAAGTGCGGGGCGTCACCGCTCCGCGCTTCGTTGTGCGGGGTGCACAACTTGCCGGCGAGTGTCGAGTTCAAGGGGCAGAAAGAAGAAACCCTACAGGGGGTGCCTGTAGGGTTCCGGTGGATCAGGAGAGGTTGTCGGTGGGCGTTGGCGTCTCGATTCCGCGCTGGCCGGTGCCGGCATGGGCGGGCACTGGCGGGTAGGATGGGTTGGTGTTCTCGCGCACCGGCACGCCCTGGCCACCCTGCCCCTGGATGTACGGCGACTGGATGTTCATGGCGGCCGCCTGGTCCGGCCGAGGGATGTTGGGATCGTCGCCCGGCAGGTTCTTGTGGCCGGACTGCTGCAAGATCACGTCCGCGATGGGTGCGATCATCGGCATCTGGGCGACCTGGGCGCCGGCCTGCATGGCGCTGTACGCTGCCTGGACGCCGATCTGCACGGCCTTCGCGCGGATTTCGTCGATTTCGGCATCGGTGCGCTGCTCCTTCATCGCCAGCTCGCGCATCTTCAGGTCGGCGCCGGACTTGGCCAGGGCATCCTCAACAGCCTGCTTGATGCGCTGCTCGACCTGCTCCGGGCTCTCCTGCTGCGACGCGGCGCGGATGGCCTCGACCACCTCGCGCTTGAACGGCACATCCATGAGGCTGACCAGGAACGGCAGCACGGCGGCCT